AACAGCGCTATGACCTACTCTATTGCGTATCTCACTAACAGCCGCTCTAACACGTTGCTCACTACATCCAGTAGCATCCATTATTTCTCGTGTACTCGCACCACCATTTCTCATGAGTGAATATTGAACGCCAACTCTAGAACCATTGCGAAAAGGATTTTCTGGTGTTGTTTCTGTTGTTGAACCAGTACCGTTTTCAACGCGATCTGTTCGTGACCAATTTACAATTGTTCGTATCAATTTGCACCATGCCATAATTTTTTCAACTTCAATGGTCCCAGAATGTTGACGAAATTCAACGGTACCGCGTGACCATGTTTCAAAATTGATTGCTGAAAATTTGCCGCGAGTTAATTGCTTTACACTTTCAATTGTCGCGTCATTAGCGTTGCGGCCTTCAAAAGCGTTAATGTTTGTAGGATAACAATATCTGTTATCTGTACGGGAAGGCGGCAAGATACGGTCAATCAAATGCTGTTGGCGTGAACATCTGTAAAGCACATCATACCAAACAACAGCGCTAATCGCGTCACTTTGAAGGCCTTCAGTATAGTATCGGCCAGTACGCTCTTTTTTAGCAATACTGTTAGCCGTCCATAAATGTGAAGGTTGGTCTTCAGATAATGGGTAAATGCCAACATGAACATGCAAACCACAATGCGAATTGATACGGCAATTTAGTCTATTCAATACACGACAAACGCTTGTTAAATATTCATACGCTACTTGGCATGGTGTACCATCACTATTGAATAAGCATAAAGGCGGTAAAACAATTTCAGCGTCAACGCTTGGTGTTCCATCATGCACAACGCTTGCGCCTTTGATGTTAGCGTTTTCAAACGCTGTTTTTATTGTGGCAATTGATACGCCTGTTATTTCTATTTCTATTCCTTGTGTTATCAAGTTTGTCATAATCTTAAATCCTTCTGTTTTGATTAATCGTAAAAGCTGTATGAATAACGAATGTTTAAATCGCTTCCATATTCTTTTTTGCTTCCCTCATTTGTGACAGTCCATTTATTGGGATTTAGACAATAAGAATTTCTCATTTCAGAAATTATAAATCTTATTCTTTGAGGGCTTAAACCAGTCGCATTAACTAATTCAGACATTAATGCACCTGCTTTTCTTTCACCTTTAATTGGCAATCTTAAAATTAATTCTGCAATTTTTGCAGGATTTGGATTTCTTTTAATCACTTTTGGATCATAAAATCTTTTTGCGCTTGTATATGTCATAATCTTAAATCCTTCTGTTTTGTTAAGATGCTTTGCATCTTAATGGCATATTATGGGATTGTCAACACACTACATAAATTTTTTTATATTTATAATGTATATAATAAATTCAAAGAACAATTGTTCGGGTTATAAGAAGAGCAGGAAAGAAGATATAAAAAAAGGGATACTAAATTAATAGTATCCCGAACCCCGACCCCGAAGCCCCGAACCCGAAAGCCCGAAGCCCCGATGTTTTAACCCCGATTATGAACCATAGTAAAACAAATTGGCAAACCACTTGACCGCTTTGGTCTCTTCTTCATCAATGGGAAGATCTTTCCAAGGTTGAAACCAATCTTGATGTTGTGGCTTGACACTCCAGACCTCCGCGTGTTCGTCCAGATCTCCGATGATACGGGTAGCAGGTCCGCCCCCGCTCAACTCAATTCTAAATTCCTCTGGCTTAAATTCTGACGGGCAGTTATTCCATGCAGATCTAACCTGAACGGAAGCGGGTTTTTGCCGCAGTTCGTCAACGATCTCCTCGGCGGCTGAATGTCTGTTCTCCTCCACAAGCGCATTATAAGACTTGTACCTCTCGCAAATATCTGCAACTGAATTTTCGATGTTTTGTCTGCTATTGTCGCTCATTTTATATACTCCTCTTTACTAGACTAATCCCACAATATCCCACAACAAGAACGGTGTCAACACAAAAAGATAATTTTTTTTACCTTCTTCGCCAGCGGGTGCTGACGGCAGCCTGTAGGAAATAAACCGAACAATTGTTCGCGCCCAGCTCAAAAAAAATGCTGGGCAATTTGCCCAGCAGGGATATTAATTATTAGCATAATGCGTCCATCCGTATTCATCGAACGCTGCCTGTGGTTCACCATCTTTATTGTTAATAAGAAGTTCTTCCCATCCAGATTGACGTAGGCCGTCATTGCGAACGTAACCAACAATCCAACTTTTAGCTTCGTTATAGTTATCAGCTTCATGAAGGATTGCTGTACCAGATGTTACAGCGTGTCCTAAGATTTGATACATAGCTTTTCTCCTCTTTTACCAAACTATAATCCCACAATATCCCAGACTATATATAATGTCAACCCCTAAGATAAATTTTTTTATCAAAAAGATTGCCGGGCGGGAACCGCCGGGCCGTGCCCGGGTCCGGTCCGGTAAACGAACAATTGTTCGGGTTAGCTCACCGGGGGCACAGTTCCGCCGGGGAGCAGGAGATGCTGCCGGGGGAAATCAGCAGGAAAGCCCCGGTGTGCCCCGATGCCAGCCCGCTGCTGTGCCCCGATCCCGAACAATTGTTCTGCATTCCCGATGTTTTTCAGTTCCGATCCCGATGTCCCGATGGTACAATAACCCGAACAAATCTTCGGCATTCCCCCGATCCCGCTGCTGGAGACCCCGATCTCCCGATTATCCCGAACATTTCCCGATGATAAACGCCCGACCGCCCCCGCAAAGCGTTCCGATCATTCCGCTGGACTTTCGCTATCTTCTGCTACTGGGATTTGTTCGGCTTCTATGGGAATTTCTGCTGGTGTAACGTCTTTCATGCGATTTTTAGCACGTTCCATAAATTCTTGCAGTTGTTCAACGATTTGATCGCGGGATAGGCTGTCGATATTTTCGTGGGTCACATGGCTACGAGCGACCATTAATCCAGTTACTTTAAGCCTGAGTTCTTCGGCTTTGATAGCTGCGGAAAAGTTCCCTGCCTGCCATGCTTCATTTCTGAGTTGGTGCATATCCCGAACAGATTTAGTCACAGAGACGCCGTACTTGCTTTCTAGCTCCTGTCTCATCTCTTCGAGACGTTCTTTAACCGTAGGGTTATTAAGAAGCTGCACAGCCCTGACGTTAGCGTTTGAATAACCTGCTTCTCTTGCTGCTGCGGTTTGGGTCATATCCCCGTGAAGATAGTTATCGAGAAACTTCTGCTGCTTTGGATTAAGCCTTCTATTCCCGTGGACTTTATCTTCTTTTATTCCTACCTTTGGCATCCCAGCTCCTACCCGAACAATTTTTCGACTTGCCTGCCATACTACTAAAAACGCTACGATGGTCAAGTGCTATAGGTGGCACATTTTCCCATACCCCGAACCCAAAGCTGCTGGACATTTACCCAAAGGGGGGGAGGATATATATCCCCCCCTATATAGGGGGTAGAAGATTTTGGGTAAATAAACTATTGATTTTGTTACATTTTTTACCCAAAACTAACAGATCTTGGGTATCTTGGGTAAACATACTAACCTATTGATTTTATTATATAATTTACCCAAACCCAAAACACCCAAGACGTTTTGGGTAAAAAGATCTTGGGTAAAAAACATAATTTTTTTTATTGACATATATAATATAGTATGGTATAAGTACCATATGTCTAGTTTATTAAAGAGGAGAAAAATTATGTATATTCAAAGCAAAGAAACCAATGAAGATCTTTACGTTTGTTTTTTGTGGCAAGCATTAACAAGTGGTTATTATGCGCCCAGTGCAATTGATGATTTAGAAGAAGCTTTACGGTTATCTCGTGAAATTATTAAAGAACATAGTGATGATTTTAATCTTGCTAATCTTAACAAAAAAGTAATTAAATTATTGGTTACTAATGATAAGCCTGCAATGTTAAAAAATGATATCGTTGTTAATAAAACAAATTAATAAACGAACGAATATTAAAATTTAAAGCCCTGCATTTTGTGCGGGGTTTTTTCTTGACTTATGGGATTATATGGGATAAAAGAATTTATCTAGTAAAGAAAGGAAATAGAATATGTACTATCTAGCATATGGTATGAATACTAATAAGGAGGCGATGGCGCACCGTTGCCCCAAGGCCAAGCCTATGGGTGGGTTTTACTTACCTAACTATCGTTTGATTTTTCGTGGGGTTGCTGACTTCCGCGCAGATGCAGATGCTATCTTACCAGTTGTATTGTGGGAGATCACAGAGGATTGTCTGAGAGCGTTGGATGCGTTGGAAGGTTATCCGCATTTGTATAACCGCAGACAGTTGAATAACGGTTGGTGGATTTATGACATGAATGGCAACAAGAACACTTTAAAAGTTCCGTCTGGTGGTTACTATCACATGATCGAGTGCGGCTATCGTGACTTCGGCCTTGATGATTACAACCTAAGATCTGCATTACGCGATGCTGATCTTGTTGGACTAGGGGAGACAGCATAATGGTTAATGTTATTTTTGATTATGGTATTGCAAACGAGTGGGTTGCCACATTTGCTGATGAAAAAACCTATATGCTTTGCTTGCCTCATTTAGAAATGTACGCAAAACAAATTGGTGCTGAAGTAGTGGAGAGTGTAGATGCTGACAAAGAGTGAGTTAATCAAACTGGTTCACAAGGCGTTGGCTGATAGCAAGGACAAAGATGTTGATTGTGAGCGCCTGACTTCATTCGAACAAGATAACGATGAGGTTCTTTTAAGGTTCTTTGGATTGGAGGAAGAAGATGAATAAACTTATTCGGCTTTTGGAGCAAATGGACATTGACTTTGAAGATCGTTGGATTTTTGTCATTGCCATGTTTATGGTTATTGTTTGGATTTTGGGAGTTCACTTCCAATGGATTTAGATCCTGACATAACCCGAATAATTTGACCCTCGCAGAAATGCGGGGGTTTTTTGTACCCAGCGGATAAGCCGAACAATTCATCGGGTTAATTTGTGCTGCAGGTTTTTTATTTTTTTACTTGCATCCCATACGTTCCCATGCTATTGCTATTCATACAGTAGGTTATCGCTTGTTACCTACTGCCTCAAAATACTAGACTATAACCCCCGATGTTTTTATTTCTGTTTTGGCATCGGGGGTTTTTTTATGCGACCTTCAAAAAAGTTTTGTTTAAAAACATGCACTTGTAAATTTTTTTTTCGCGACTAGTAAATTCGAACAAATCACATGGTATAAATAAATTATAAATCAAATTAAGAGGTAAATAGTATGTTACATAACGGACTTTATGAAAGTAGCCCAAATCAAAAAATTAAACCGAGAACGCAAGTAAGTTACTCTTTAGAAATTACGGTAAACAGAGCGTTTCAAGATGCTTTTATGACTTGGGTTGAAATGGATGAGAATGATGACATCGTGAAACCATACAGACGCTTTACTGGTGGTAAGGTGTTAGAAGCAGATATGATATTGCTTAAAGAATTTTTTAATGCACAAGCTGACGAAGTTATTGCAGAAAAAAAGAAAGCAATAAAATATATAGAAGACAATTTTAAACATGATTTTGACAAAGATCATTTCTTTGCTGACCCAAAGCTATTGTGTAAATTCATGCAACAAGCGATAGATCAATGCGAGGATGCTCGAAAAATTGTTAATGAAATATTGACTTTAAAACTTTCTTAATAAAAAAAATTATATTTCCTATTGACCTCCTACATAAAATACTTTATGTGTTATGACATATCTAGTATAGGAGGTCAAAATGGGATTAGATATGTATTTACGCGGTGAGCAATACGTTAGTGAGTATGATCATTCGCAACAAGCACCCGAAGGTGGTAGCTTGAGAGTTGAGCGGCCTAAGATTGATGGCTTTGATATTTGTGAGTACGTTCTTGATATGGGGCAATGGCGCAAGTTCGCACCGTTGCACGAATATATTGTGGACGAGTTCGCAGACGGTGACGACAGTTGCCAAAGGATTGATCTTGAAGCCGAGCAGCTTCGCAAGATCGCCAATGCTTTACGGCATGACAAGTTGCCTGCCAATGAGGATTGCGGTGGGTTCTTTTTTGGTAGCCCCGAATTTTGGCAAGAGGAAAGAACACAACACGCATGGGATCATGCTCAGAAGTTCGAGAAAGCGGCTTTCTGGATTGAGCAAAAAGCTTGGCGTTCAGTATATTATCAGGCGAGTTGGTAATATGTGGATTTGCAACAGATGCAACAAAGAGTGGGGGGACGATGATTTCGCCCCCGACCTTTGCAAGTGCGGTGGCGAGGTTAAGTTTATTGAGCCTCAAGCTATGGCTGAGATTAACAAAGTTCTGGACGATGCGTTTCAGAAAGTATTTGGGGAGAAATGGTGATGGCTAAAAAGAGTAAAATTTCAAATTGGAATAAAGCAAGAGAAACGGTTTCTGGTTTGTTTGATAGAAATAAAACGAAACAAGAAATGTATGATGACTATTTTGAAACTGGTAATTTTCACCCAGATGTTTGGACACAAGAAACTGTAATTAGAGATGAAAACAATAGTTTGTCTCTTTATGATGAAGTTGTTGCGGGTTTATCTGTACCGAAATCTAGTCTTAAAATTTATGAAAAAAATAAGCGTGGTGATTTTGCTTTACGTCAAACACAGAGAAATCTAGTTCAAGCAGAGAAGTTTACCTTAACAGATAACTTTGTGAGAATGGCGGTGTCTTTGTCTTTCTCTTACCCAAGGTACATTGCGCAGTTAATCCCGAAGGCTATCCCATGCTTTGATAATCTTTGGATTGAGTGGGACGAATTAGTTCGTTTCGATGCTTTGCAAGAAGAATTTGATAAGCTTAATCTGCCTACTGATACTAATCGCGACAGCGCAGCCAGTAGGATTGGTTATCATATTCAAAGAGACAGTGAAGGTTTTAATTACAATTTTTTTCTTTGTGATGCGAGTATTAACAGGGAAGGTAAGAAAAGCCCGAAAAAAGTTAGTTCTAATATTTTTGAATGGGTATTCTTAAATTCTAAAGATCCTTTGACCCATGTTGAAGATCCTCATTGGTTCTTTGGTTTGGGGTCAGCTTACAGTAGGTTTCATAAAAAAGATGAAGGCATGAGGATGTTGAATAACTATTCTAAAAACTTTCGTTTAAGACCTTCTGTTCTTGCCCCTTCAATGTTTCCAGATTTTGATGAGAATCATAAATTTTATGATCGTTTAAAAGAAGCGTCAGGGCATGGCATTGATGGCGATGTTCGGTTTTTAACAGCCGTGTTTTCTCTTCTTAATTACCCTAGATATGTTCGGGCAACACTACCCGCACCTAAGAAGATTAGCACAATCAGATGGGGCAAGAGAGTTCCTAAGAGTGAGGTTAAGGTTGTAGAGATTGATTTACCCAAGCGTGGCGTCAATCTTTATGGTCAGTTGTTTACTGGTCACGGTTCACCGAAGCGTCAACACGTTCGTAGAGCGCACCCAAGACATTACCGAGATAAATTTGGCAAGGTTACAAAGATTGTTTGGATTGAGCCGACAGTGTGCGGTGATGAGAGTTTGGGCGTGATTAATCATGAATATGTGCTTCAAGTTAAAAAAGATAGAAAGGAGAAATCTAATGGCTATTGAAGACGATACTATGTGTATGCACTACACACTCGAAAGGCTTAATGACATCAAGACTGAGACCGATTTGAAAGAGTTCAAGGACGAGATCAAGCACAATCTTGGTGTTAACGAGCAATGGCGCAGAGATAACCCCGCGTACCTTGAGTTATTGGCGACAGAGGACTTCGATGTTTTGAGGGCTGTCAGAACAACTAAGGACAAATACATTCGTAGAGCCTTGGAGAAATCAAAGAACGTCAGTTCTGCTTCTAAATTATTAGGGTTGAAAAATTATCAAACCCTGCAAAACTGGATGAAAGAGTTGGGGATTGAAGATGACAGACGATGATAAATTTCACACGGTTCATGTGTATCCAAAGCCTGATCACTATCCTGAGAAGCGAGAGTTCTTTGTTGAGATAGAGGGCGTTGTTAAGAAGACTTATCCAATAAAAGCTGAGAGTTCTGCCAAGGCTAGTCAAATGGCTAAGAGCGAGTTCATCATTGAGTTCGGTGGGGATAAGGAAAAGATCCTGATTAACGATGTGTGGAAAAGCAAATGATTGAGTATTACACAGCATTGGTTCTTTCTTATACAATACACACGCATGAGATTGATACCGTTGTGTGGTTTGAGAGTGAGCGGCATTGCATCAAAGCTATGAGCAGCCGCACATTCGATCATATGTACAACCACATTTACGAGTTATATGGCAACGATATTTCTATGTATTGTATTGTTTCAGATGCTCAATCAACAAAAATAATTAGGCCGCAAATTCGGCCTAACTAATAACCCGAACAACTATACGGGTAGCTGATACTTCTTGATAATATTTTTTACAAAGTTTTCAGTTGAAAACATTTCTTCTGCAATTTGCGGCACGGTCATTTTTTTATCTAAATATCTATTTACCATGAGCGCATTTTTGGACATCTTGGCTTCTGCCAGTTTTCTTTTTTCAGCCCGATCAATAGTTCTGTATTGACCTTTTAGGTTTGGTCTGACCAAAACATCTGCTTTGTTCTGGGCAAACCAAGTTTTTTTGTAGAGTTCTTCGTAGCTTATTCGAGCCTCCTCGCTCTCATAAACTTTACCCTTTACCGTGGCACTTAGTCCCATCTAGCCTCACCCTTGAGGATAACAGCGTCCCCGACAATGCCAGTGTTGCAGAT